GCTTTTATTGTTTCCGATTCACACATCAACGCTCTGGTTCGGTATGCCTCAAGGCATAAGGTGGGCGTTTCTTATGGCGCAACAGTAATGCGTTTAAATGCTTTCGGCAATGAGCAAGCCGTGGCGCAGATACTTTTTGAAGAAAACGTGAAAAGCGTTAACTATCGCTATGGCGAGAGCGAAACCACACAAATAGATTACGACCGAGGCGCACCCATTCTCACGGCTATTCAAGCGATTAAAGCGGCTCAGTGCTTGCGCTATCAGTCTTGCGAGCATCCAGAATTTGAGGACTCTCTGGCTTCTAAGTTTATCGAGGCGATCATCTCCAACGCAATCCCTGACTTAGACGGATACGACACGGCTCAATGGGCTATTTATGACAAGGTGTCAGCATGATTTACTTTGCACTAAACCCAGACGAACTCTTATATAACTTGGGCGATCACGGAGATTGGGAGGCGGCAGAAGAAACCGCAAGCAATCTACGCATCGACCCAATATGGACACTAAACGAGGATGAAGCCTTAAATTGGGCTGAATTCATACTTCAAGAAATTAAAAAGAACAGACAAGCAATGAAAAAGGTGGAAGCATGAGAAACCCTCCAAGCGGGTTCAAAGCCCGATCATTTGACGAGCGAATCTGTGATCTCGACCATTTGCAATTTACGCACAAGAAACGAGCTAAACGAGGGTTTTATTATTGGTCAGAGAAAAGCCCCGACCAAATATTGCACGAGTTTCATTTGTCAGATTATGCAAAGTGCAGAGCGTTTAAACAACTTGAGGTAAAAGCATGAAACATTATATTTTTTTTATCCCATCATGGATTCATCGTGGATGGACTCAGCACGGATATGACAAAAAAGACGCAATCAAGCGTTTTAAACATCAACATGGCATTGTCAAAATGCCCAATGGTTACAAAATTTGGGAGGCAAATAAATGAACAAACAAGAAATACAAGAGCTTGCAGAAAATGCTTTGCATGAGGCTTGCCGACACATTCAAGACGTTTTAGGCGTGACTACTGGCGACACTGCGGGATTGTTTTTCTGCGGTCAGCAACAGGATGAAATCCACGCAATTCTCTGTCGATATATAGACGTTGAGTTAATGTTTAAAACTTCCGAAACTGAACAAAATTAAGGATCAATATGACTAAAGAAAAATTTACACTTGCAATCGAAAATGAATATGACAATTCAACTTGCAGACCTTTTATAAAAAAAGTAGTAAAAAAATATAATGGCGAATTTACTGGAATATCAGAACATTATGGTTTTGTCGATTTTCCTGATAATTGGATGATGGAACACGCACACAAACAACTTAATGACTTTGGAATTATTGCCGCAGTTGTTGTGCATAGCGTTTAAACGATGTTGTATGCTTGCATCGCCCTAATTCTGCGAATACTTGGCGGGAAACGCTAAACCCTCAGACCCTCTTAGGAGGGTTTTTTATTGTTTTGCGTAGGTTGGGATGGGCAAGCCCTTAAAAGCGCCTAGAAAGGGCTTTTAGAGCCTTTGGTGGGCATTTCTTCGCACAATCTGCGAATGGTCTCATTCAGGGCGTCAATTTCTAGCATTTTACTGATAGCCCAAGCCCTACGTTGCCCATGCCATCCCATTACAGGGTTTCGGTGGCAATCTACACATAAAGCGATGCAAGTGTATTGAAGCCCTTGTTTGTAATGGTGGGCTTCGCTTGGTGGTGGTGCTTCACAGACTGAACACGGCAAAGACTTAACCCTTGCAAGGTGTAGCCTCTCCTTTGCGTTCAGCTTGTTGTTCATTGGGTAGCTTTTAGTTCCATTCGGGCAGAGTATTGCTCTGTTCGCCACACCTCAATTCTTGCTTGTGCCGCAGTCATAAGCCAACGATACTTCTCCTCGGTTTCAACGGCTTCCCTGATTCCTCTCAAGATCATCCCATAATCAGCGTGTGCATAAGCGTAAACCTCTTGTTTGCCTAAAACCTCTGTTCCCGCTTGACTCATAAGTTGGGCTTTGCGTGATTTCCTGAATTCTTCTAAATACATTCTGTCGGCCTTCGCTTTGGCATACAGTGGCGCAGTGTCAATCAAGAATTGGATTGCCTTGGTGGGTTCGTTCATTCTTGTCCCCTTGCTCGGATGGCTTCAGCGCAAGCATCAGCAACGGCCATATCTTCATCATTAAATGCTTCTCGTTGGTCAAAAGTTTCACACACCCTTGCACACGCCTCACGCTCCATGCGGATAGCGGCTTGAATAGCGTCTATTTCCCAATGATAGGGTTGGCCTTGGGCTTTTAAAATCTGCTTGCCAAGGTTGCTTTGTTGTTCAACGGCATTAAATGCTTCGTCCTCTTCTTTAGTCCAATCAGTCATACAAAAACCTCATTAAATAAATTACACCTGACCAAAAAGCCGCCAGTGAAATAATAATTAGTCGCCAAACATTGCTCACTTATCACCCTCTGTTGGCTCGCCTATCATTTTCTTAATGTTAAACAAGTCTTTATGCTCTGGGTGTCTTGCTTTCCAAAGTCTTGCATAAAAGGCAATATAGTCATTGCTGATTTTAAATTCTTCGCCAGTAGTCTCAAGGTAAACCTCCCATCTGATTCTGTTAATAATCAACCAATGGCTTACCTTCTTTCTACCTGTTTTGACTACCTCAAAAGAAAACCTCTCAAAGTAGTCCCAAACCTTCGGGTTTGCTTTGTGCCAATCCCAAAATTCTTTTTTACGTTGTTCAAAACTGATAGTCATACATCCTCAGTCTTGTAGTTGAGTTTATGGTGCTGAAACCGCATTGCCGCCTCACACTCCATCTCTTTGAATTGCTCGTCAGAAAATAGCCCTATGACGTTTTTACTTTCAAACCAAACCTCTTTGATTGACTCATTGAAAGTCCCATCATCGTCTGATGAATACTCGTAAACTACTGTAACGATTTCGCTACCCGCACCTGTGGTGGTGTCAAATTCCCAAGTTGATTCCATGATGTAACTCCTGTTAAAAATTAAATCTTACTTAATTGATTGCGTAATACCATAGGGATAAACCCTTAGTCTAAGCATTCTTTTACGCACACATCTATTCCTGATTGACTTGAGTAAACTTTCGTTACATGGATGTTTACGATCTGAGTGTCATCTATGTAAACAACTCCATTCATGGCATCTTCTACGCTCTTCAGAACATTCGATGCGTCAGGCTTCTTAATTGGTTTCTCAAGGCCGTTTAAACAGTCTGCTACTTTCTTTTTAGAGTAAGACTTTGGGATTGGCGCTCGAATGTAGAGATACAGATTTACAGGGGTTTCAAGTGGCTCAGAACTTCCCATTGCTTCCATTGCCGCTTCTTTAATTAAAGCCTCGTATCCTCTTGTTTTGTCAGGGGTGTAAGTCTGAACAAAGTTTCCCCGCCTAGCGTATCTTGCTCTTTGTTTGCCAACAGGATCAGCATCCAACTTAAAAGTCACCATGAAAGTCATATCAGTGTCCCATCTTTAATTCTGTTCATATATTCTCTGATTCGATCTCGTGCGCCAGTTCCATAAATTCGCTCTGCTCTCTCAAGTCTCGCCCTGATGAGGTCACGATTTTTTCCCCACTCCCAACTTCGATATAGCTCTCTTGCCTCGGCTTGCTCTAGGATTACTCTGTCACCCGCATTGGATATGTTTTTTCTGCTGTATACCATTGGTATATACCCTACTCATCCAAGTCGCCAGTTAGGATTAACGCTTCAGTAATGAGACGTACGGGATATGGTACGCCTTCCTTTACTTTGTCTAACAGTCTCATGGCTTGAAAGTAATTCATACAAATAAAAGTTGTTGTGTTTTTACAGTTGTTCCAGAGTCGTATCTTTGAGAGTCTCCTTTGGGATACGGCATAACTTCGTATTTCAGCTTAGATCGCATGACTTTCTTGTCAGTCTTTGACCCATGAAAAATGATGTAACGATGTTTCCTAGATCGCTCGACATAGTAAAAGTCATCGCCATGAAGTTCTTTTATTTCTGCCAAGGTTAGGCCATCGCCAATGGTTTTAGCGTGTTTATGCTCTTGACCTTTGATCGTCCAATCAATTCGGTTTGCTGATAAACCCGTGTAAAGGAAATTGGTGGCTTGATAAACGTAACCAACATGACCTTTGCTTGTGTCAGCAAATGAAACCACAATCATTGGTTTTGGCAATAACTTGATTGAGTTCGCAACAAGAAATGATGCTTCGTTTTTGTGGTTGTCCAACAAACAGACTCGGTTTAGCTCTAAAACTTTGTCTGAGTATTCTTTCCCACAGATTCCCATACAAAGTGGTGGTGATGCGGGAATGCCGTAAGTCACTACGCCAACCAAAATGTCATCTTTGTAAAGCCCAAACGCAAACATTATTTGTGGCATCCGCTTGGCATAGTGTTTTTCAAGCAACCAAGGCTCAACTTCAAAGTTGTTTATTGGCAACACTTTCATGCTCTGCCCCTTATCTGAGCCATCTTAGCCAAAACTTCTAGCGGAATAGGTGCGGCTTTTTTTGCGTCTTCCTCTATTTTTAACAAAGCAAGGTTAGGCTCATTTTTTGATGGAACTGTGAGCCTAACAATATCTGCGGGGTTTGGTTTAACGACCCAATCTGCTTTGAATGCTTGCCAACCACGAACTACACATTCTTCCAAGGCTTTCTCAAGTGTCCATCCAATCTTTTGTGCTTCGCCTGAAATTGCATCAATGGCTCTCTGAGTTATAGGCGCTCTTTTGGCTTTCCTCAAAGTTTTGAATTCTTGCCAAACAGAATCAGAAACACCGATAGGTGGTGCAACGCTAGTTGCTTTCTTCTTTGTCTCTGTCTCTGTCTCTGTCTCTGGGATAGCAACTTGCTTGCGTTCTGCTAGCACTCCGCTAACAAGTATGAAAAAGTCGTTATCAATCAACGGCTTAACTCCATCTTGATATTCTTTTGGCGTGATGTGTAAACGAAAGACTAGCTCATCTAGTGAGCCATCAAAAACACCATCTTTTGATTCACTTGCAAGCAACCAAAGCATTGGAGCTATCGCTTTGCTAGCAATAGGCAAGCGCATATAAGACCTATCGTTTAACAGGTCACGATGAAGTTTTATCCAAGGTGGGCAACGATCTTTGTAATGTTGAAAGATAGCCCAGTTTTTCGGCTGTAAAAGCATAATATTTTCCTCGCTCTGTCCTCCCTCTTACAAAAAGAAACAATGGAAGGAGGGGAGGCTCTCTTTTCGGAACGGGGATCAATCCATTCCTATCCATGCTTCAAAACATTGTATCAAATAAATTGATTGTTGGTAATTTCATTTGTTGTTTGTCTGCCAAGCAATCTGACAGCTTGGGCGTTCATTACCGCATACTCAGCCTTGGTAAAGATGCCTTGTGCGTTCCTGATGTCAAAGGGGTTTAGCAGATCACGAGGCTCTTCAACCTTTTCAGCCTCAATCATGTGTGGCGCTAGGGTGTACTGAGAAACCCATGACCGACCCATTTTAACTTTTCCAATTTTTAATTTTTTCTTGTAACTCATCTTTGTGCAACAAGCGGCAATAGACAATCTTGGTATGCCTGTTAAATCCTCTATTTGGTAGGATGTAAGTGGGCCATTTTGCAATGCTCTGATAACGGATTCTTGTGTCATTTATATAGTCTTTCTAGGTTGATTGGTCGGTTTAGATGGAGTTCTAGCGTCCTAGCAAGCAAAGCTGTTACAGCCGCATCAAAGTCCTCTGGTTCGGTTGTGTAAGCATCTGCCATTGTTTGAGAGTACCCAAGCAAGGCTTCAGCGCATCTTTTTTCAAGTATTTCAGTTTTCATACTCAGAATACTACTGTTGTTTTTATGCTTGTCTATTAGGGTTTATCCTAGTATAAAAAGATAAAAAGGTGTGGCACATTATCGGTGTGGGCAACAAAAAATCCACATTTTTGATAAACAAATAGGAGTGAATATGAAGCAATCAGCGTTTCCAATATCGGGTTCGCAGTATCGACACACAGAAGGCATGACATTGCGTGACTACTTTGCGGCTAAGGCTATGCAAGGAATGTTAGCGGCTTGTACGGGATGGAGTGACGCTGAACAACAACGGCTATCCAAATGCAGTTACAAGATGGCTGATGAAATGCTCAAAGCAAGAGGGGCGTGATATGCCAATTCTTAATGGAAAAAAGGTCGTTGACCTAGAAGTAGATGGAGTGGATAGCAGAGACTTCCCAGACTTCTCTGATGCCTACTTCTCAAATGGATGCTATGAAGATGGGACACCATTGACAGAAGATGAGTTGAATAAGCTCACCGATCTGGCGGGTGATGTTCTGTGGACAATGGCTTATGAAAGTTTCCACTAATGAAAACACTATTTCAAACCTATGTAGATGAGTTCTCAGAAATCTACTACTGCCCATACTGTTTAAACACTATGGGTAATAAAATAGTCTGTTGCGAAGAGTCAGACTTTATAGAGTTCAAGGAATTACAGCCTGAACAACAAAAGTTAATTATTCAAAAAGAGTTAGATGAAAATCAAAGGAGTTAATATGTCAATAGAAGCGTTACTGAAAAAAGATGTTAATTCTCATACAGAGAAGAAAAACAACCTGACCTACCTATCATGGGCTTGGGCATGGCAAGAGGCTCTCAAAGCTGATCCTACCGCCACCTATAAGGTAGAGATGTTTGGCGACAAGTGTTTTATGGACATTAACGGCACAGCAATGGTGTTCGTTACCGCTACCATGTTTGGCAAACCAATGACTTGCCAATTGCCTGTGATGGACTACAGAAACAAGGCCATCCCTACTCCCGATGCGTTTGCAGTAAACACGGCAATCATGCGGTGCATGACAAAGGCTTTAAGTTTGCATGGCTTGGGTCTATACATCTATGCGGGTGAAGACCTACCAGAAGAGGGTAGGTCAGTAGTGATTACACCTACTCAGGGCGCACAAGATAATATTCCTCCAGAGGAATTACAGTACTTGCAAGAGATGGCAGTTGAATTGATTGCCACTTGTGAGCAAGGTGACCCCAAGGCAGCTTGGGATAAGTTGGAAGGAGAGAACCTTGATGCAGAACAAAAG